CCAGCCAAGGCCGCATTGAGTTGACGGCACGCATTCTGGCCGAGGGCATGAAAAAATTATTTAAAGGCATTTTGTTCTTGGCGGTGACGCATCAGGACAAGGCGCGGATGGTGCGCATGCGCAACGAGTTTGTGATGATTGACCCGCGCCACTGGGAAACCAGCATGGATGTCAACATCAACATCGGTCTGGGCAATGGCGACACCAACGAGCGTTTGCAGTCTTTGATGATGATTTTGAGCAAGCAGCAAGAAATCTTGCAAACTCTTGGCCCGACCAATCCGCTGGTGACGCCGCAGCAGTTTTCCAATACCCTGCGCAAAATCACAGAGTTGTCAGGCTTTGTGGATGCCAACAGCTATTTTCAGGACATCCCTGCTGACTACCAGCCACCAGCACCACCACCACCAAAACCAACACCGGAAGAGGTTTTGGCAGGAGTGCAGGCCGAGTCGATCAAGGCCGACATCCAGAAAAAAGCGGCAGAACTGGATCTAAAGCGCCAGCAAATGATGATGGATGACGATCTCAAGCGCGACCAGATGGCCCAAGATCTGTACCTCAAAAAGTATGAAATTGAGTTAAAGTACAAGTCACAGATCAGTACGGCTGAGATCGATGCGGCTCAGAATATTGATCGTGAAGCAATTCGTCAGCAGGCAGCGCTGGCCCAGCAGCAGGCGGCTCAGTTTATTGAGCAGCAGCAGCCACCGATGCCGCCGATGATGAACCCATCAACCTTTCAAGGAATGGCACAGTAAGTGACAAATGAAGACCAGGTAATGAAAGGCCGAAAGGCCAAGCAGCTACTTGAGGACGAAACCCTCAACGCTGCAATTGCGAAATTAGAAGGCGACCAACTTTGGGCATTTCGATCCTCGAAACCCGAAGAGTCTGTGAAGAGGGAAACAGCGTGGTGCATGTTGCAGGCCATTGATGGCCTGAAACAAGAGTTGACCAAAATCATGGACAACGGAAAGATTGCACAGAGCGCTATCACCAAATCACAGAAAAATCTAATTTAAGAGGTTACTATGGCAGAAATACAAGCAACGAATTTGGCCGATGCGGCCAGTGCTATCTCGGCAATGTTGGCCCCCGAAAAAGGACAAGCACAAGTTGACGAGACGCAGCCAGCCGAAGAGTCTGAAGAGGATTCAACGGCAGCGGCCTCTGAGGAGGATGATTCTGGTGTGGAAGACGCGCCAGAGGAAGATACCTCGGAGGAACAGTCAGGGGAAGAGGAAGAGTCAGAGGAGCAAGAGCAGCCACAGACTTTCACCGTCAAGATTGACGGTAAGGAAGTCGCTGTGACGCTGGACGAACTCCAAAAGGGCTATTCAAGGACTCAGGACTACACCCGAAAAACGCAGCAGATTGCCGAGGTGCGAAAGCAAGTCGAGGCAGAGACGCAGGCAGTTCGGGCCGAGCGTGGACAGTACGCTCAATTGTTGGGAGCATTGCAAGCACAGCTTCAAGCAACAGAGCCGCAGGTCGATCTGGATCGTCTTTACCATGAAGACCCGATTGAGTGGGTGCGGCAAAAAGAGGTCATGCGAGAGAGGGCAGAGAAAGTTCAAGCTATTCAGGCCGAGCAGCAAAGACTTTATCAAACCTCTCAGCGTGAGCAGCAGCAAGCCCTTGAGCAGCAGTTAGTCCTTCAAAAGGATGCGCTGTTGGCAGCATTGCCATCTTGGAAAGATTCCAAGGTTGCAAAAGCTGAAAAGGCTTTGGTTGTTGAGTCTGCGAAAAATGCAGGCTTTTCTGATGAGGACTTGAACAGCGTCTATGACCATCGGCTGGTTTTACTGCTCCGTAAAGCGGGGCTTTATGACCAGATGATGAGCAAGAGACAAGGCATTAAGCCTGTGACCAATGGCCCACGACCAGCCAAGCCAGGAGCAGCGGGTCGGGTTTCGACAACAAGTGAGAGTGCGCGCGCACAGCAGCGTCTTGCAAAAACGGGCCGTGTCGATGACGCGGCTGATGCAATTTACAAACTTTTAGGATAGGGAAAATCATGGCTATCGTTAGCAATACATTTCTCACTTACTCTGCAAAGGGTATTCGGGAAGATCTTAGCAATGTGATCACCAACATTGCGCCAGAAGAAACGCCTTTCATGTCCAACATTGGACGCGAGACTGTGAGCAATACTCTGTTTGAATTCCAAACGGATACTTTGGCCGCAGCCGCTGCCAATGCGCAGCTTGAGGGTGATGATGTGACATCGTTTGACTCTGTGGTTGCGACTGTTCGCGTGCAGAACTACTGCCAGATCAGCCGCAAGACCATTGTCTTGTCAGCTACTGAAGAGGTAGTCAACAAGGCTGGCCGCCGTAGCGAACTGGCTTACCAGATCGCAAAGCGTGGCTCTGAGTTGAAGCGCGATCAAGAATTCATCATGCTGTCCAACACTGGTGCAGTTGCTGGTGACTCTACGACTGCGCGTAAATCGGCTTCTTTGACGGCCTTCTTGAAGACCAACATTGATTTCGATACCACGAACGGTGTAAGCCCGACTTACACCACGCTGCCGTCCACTGCCCGTACCGATGGCACTGTTCGCACTTTCACTGAAACCATTCTCAAGAATGTGATTCAGAAGGTGTGGACTGCTGGCGGCACGCCAAAAATCTTGATGGTTGGCCCCGTCAACAAGCAGCGCGTAAGCGGTTTTTCTGGCATTGCTTCCAGCCGATTCAACATCGATGGCGGTGCGCGTCCTGCCACCATCATTGGTGCGGCTGATATCTACGTTAATTGATGGCGTCGCCAAGCAGTAATGTTTGGTTGTAACTAGGTGAATTCGGTGAACCTCCCACCTGCTTGCCGAGCAGAGGACAATACCGAGCCAAGCCGCGAAAGCGGAAGGTGTAACGACTAGAGGCGGGAGCCTCGTAGGACCAAGCGGTCCGAAGTGCCTAGCCCCTCAAAGTGAGGGTGAAGAGATAGTCTGATCTACCAAGTAACTGGTAGCCTCGAAAGAGGGATGAGAAGGTAGCGAATCTCATTTAACATGTATGCAGTGATTTCGGCAATGTGCAAGTGGTTCCGAACCGGTTCCAGCGTGAGCGTGATGCGTTTGTGCTTGACCCTGACTACGCCAAGATGGTTGTGCTGCGTCCTTACCAGCAAATCGAACTGGCGAAAACAGGCGATGCCGACAAGCGACTTTTGCTTGTCGAGTACGGTTTGAAGATCTTGGCAGAAAATGCACACGGTCTGGCCGCTGACTTGGTTACTTCTTAACAGTAAGCAACGGGAGGGGGGGTAGAAATATCCCCCCTTTTTTAAAATATGGATAAGAAAATTTTTGATGTGAATCCCGAACTCGGGATTAAGAGGACATGGCACTACAACGATGAGACGGATGAGGCAACCATCCAGACTCAGCAAGATGTCACGGCCATCATTGAAGAAAACAAAAACGAATTCAATCAAGTTGATGAGAGGCAGCGCTGGGGTGAGTTTTCGCGTGTAGCGTCTATTCCCTTGTCTGTCTTCTATCAATTAAAAAACGAGGGCAAGTTAGAAGATCAAGCGTACATGAAGCGCTGGCTCAACGACCCTGAGAATCGTCACTTTAGAACTCGACCAGGAGAGGTATGAACTACATTGCAGTCTGCACGCCAGCACGGGACATGGTTCACACCATGTACAGCTACGACTTGGTGAACATGATCACTTACCACACGCTCAACACGAATGACGCTGTGAGCCTGAAGATCAGCCAAGGCACTTTGATTGCCAACCAGAGGGCTGAGTTGTGTTTGGACGCAATGCGTGAGGATTGCAGTCATGTCCTGTTCATTGACTCTGACATGCGGTTTCCGCAGGACATGATCGGGCGGTTGCTCAAGCATGATCTGGACATCGTGGCCACCAACTGCGCACGGCGCAGAATGCCCACTGGCCCGACAGCGCAGCTCTACAAAGAGAACGGCGAGAGGGAACTGGTCTGGACGATGCCGGAGTCAACCGGTCTGCAAGAGGTGGGGAGTGTAGGCATGGGCGTGATGCTGATCAAGAAGAATGTCTTTGCAGCGCTGGCCGAGCCTTGGTTTGAGACACCTTGGCGCATGGACAAAAGAGGCTATATCGGTGAGGATGTTTATTTTTGTCAGAAAGCAGCGGCTGCTGGCTTTAAAATATGGATAGACCACGATGTATCCAAAGAGATTGGCCACATCGGGACTTTTGAATTTAAGCATGACCACACCTGGGTGATGAAAGAAATAGAGGCAGTCTGATGGCTCTGACAACCTACACCGAATTGAAGGCATCGATTGCAGACTGGCTCAATCGGTCAGACCTGACGGCGGCTATTGCTGACTTCATCTCTCTGGCCGAGGCGCAGATGGAGCGCACACTGCGCACCAGACAGATGATCGTGAGAGCCAACGCCTCATTCAATGCCGAGTACGGCGCAACGCCCAATGACTTTTTGGAAGTCAAATCCTTCAAGCTCAGTGGCACAAACCCACCGACACCTTTGTCGTTTTTGACGATTGATGCGCTGGATGCCGAGTCAACAAATTACACGGCCAGCGGCAGGCCAAGGTTTTTTGGTGTGGTGGGCGGTCAGTTCAGGCTTGTGCCAACGCCAGATTCCAACTATGCAACCGAGTTGACTTACTACGCAAAAATAAGCAAGTTGTCGGCGTCAGTGGCGACCAACTTTATTTTGGAGTCAAGCCCAGACGCCTATTTGTACGGAAGTCTGCTTCAGGCTGCGCCATACTTGCAAGATGACAATAGAATCTCGGTGTGGGCAACGCTCTATGAGCGTGCCTTGACTGATTTGCAAGTCGCTGATGACCGAGGCTCGACATCTGGCGGCGCACTTTTGACTAGAGCAAGGACATTCGGATGATTACCACCACCAAAGGCGACATGGACGAGGCACTGCTTGAAAAGCGTGTGGGGTCTGTGGAGAACGACACCGAGACAACGACTTGGGTCGAGTATTGGCTGGGCGAAGAGTTGGTGCATCGTTCTGTCCACATGGCGCTGAAGCGCGGTGTTTTTGCTGATGGCATCACTGAACAAATTTAAGGAAATAAATCATGGCAAATACCCAGGCAATGTGTACCAGTTTCAAAGGTGAACTGCTGGTCGGTCATCACAACTTTGGCACTGGCGTCATCCGTGCAGCAACGACTGCCGACACCTTCAAGGCCGCGCTGTACTTGGCATCTGCCACTGTCAACGCGGCCACCACGGCCTACAGTTCCACCAACGAGGTGACAGGCACTGGCTACACTGCCGGCGGCGTCACAGTGACCTTTGGCACTGCGCCAAGCACCAGCGGCACGACAGCCTTTGTGACCCCCAGCGCTAGCATCAGCTATAGCGCGGTCACTCTGTCCACGGCCTTTGACGCTGTCCTGATCTACAACAGCACGCAAAGCAACAAGGCGGTCAGCGTCCACACCTTTGGCTCGCAGACAGTGACCGCAGGGACATTCACGCTGACCATGCCAACCAATGATGCCAGCACCGGCCTGATCCGGCTGGCTTAACCAAGGGGCAGCGGCATGGCTGCTTATGGGACGGGCTACTACGGCCTTGGTGCTTATGGTATAGGCAATGTTGTCATCACCGGCAACCAGGCCGCTGGTGCTGTTGGCAACTTGCTGGCCAGCAGATCCGTCCAAGAAGACGGCACGATTGCCACCGGCAATGTTGGCACAGTCGGGCTGACTGTATCCCTTGCCATCACCGGCAATGCGGCCACGGGTGCTGTTGGTTCTGTATCAGTATCCTCGACCAATGCGGTCACCGGCAATGCGGCGACAGGTGCTGTTGGCAGCGTTACCCCGAGTCTTTCATTTGCTGTCACCGGCAACACGGCCACAGGCTCTGTCGGCACTGTCAGTGTCACCAGCACGAAAGCGGTCACAGGCAATGTGGCCACGGGTGCTGTGGAGACGATGCCGAGTGAGGTCATCACTTTCCAAGCCATTACGGGCAACGGCGCAACGGGTGCTGTTGGCACTGTCAGCAATGTCATTTCAATTGAGATTAGCGGCAACACTGCAACAGGGTCTGTCGGCATCATCTTTGGCTTTGGATGGGGTGCGATACCAGACAGCGCAGAAACTTACACACCGATCAGCGACAGTGCAGAAAGTTGGACTGCAATCGTTGATAATTCAGAGACTTGGACACCTATTTAGGAGTAACGCATGGCAGATACCACGACTTCCAACCTACTGCTGACAAAGCCAGAGGTAGGCGCATCGACAGACACCTGGGGGACTAAGGTCAACACCGACCTGGACTTGGTCGATGCCATCTTTACCGCCAACGGCACAGGCACATCTGTTGGCCTGAATGTTGGCTCTGGCAAGGTTTTGACCATTGGCGGGATTGCATCTAATGCAGCAGGCTCTGCGGCCGCACCAACCATCACAGCTACAGGCGACACCAACACCGGCATCTTCTTCCCCGCTGCTGACACCATTGCTTTTTCTGAAGGCGGTGCGGAGGCTGTTAGGATTAATTCAAGTGGCGATTTGTTAGTTGGAACAAGTACCACGGGTTCAGCAGGCATTAGTTTATCTTCAACCTACAACATTGGATGGGGTCAAAGCGCTGGCGAGAGTATTCCAAACATTTTTCGGCAGTCAAGTTCAGCCGCCACTGTGCTAACAAACGGATATCGCTATTCCGCCACAGCTAACGGTTTTGCAAGTTCATATAGTTCTTCGTTTGCCAAATCAGCCATTGCGCTGAATGAAGGTTCGGTTCGTTTCTATACCGACACAGCCGTCACAACGGCTGCTGGCACTGATGTCACGCCCACAGAACGCGCCCGTATCGACTCTAGCGGCAATGTGGGGATTGGAACGACTTCGCCATGGTCACAAATTTCAAGCTATGGTGTTTCTGGCGCAACTACGCAGTACATCGGATTCAAGAACGCTGACGGTGGAGATATTCGATTTGGCAAAGCAAGCGGCGTAGACAACAATTGCGTGTTAGGTACTTTTACCGGTAACAGAATCAAGTTTTATACAAATAGCGTAAATGTCATGGATTTAGACACCAGCGGCAACTTGCTGGTGGGGACTACGAGTACAAGTTCAACTTCTGGAACTGGATTAAAGATTACTGCTGGTAGTAGTCAGGCCGATTCTCTTTCAATTGTTACTGGGGCAACGACTAACGCAGGATTAACAACCTATCAACTGTACTCAACAGGCGCTTCAGCCTATCGTTTTTATGTTGGCGCGGGTGGAACAGTGTTTGCAACATCCGCAACTATCACAGCTATTTCAGACCAGCGTTGGAAAGAAAACATCCGTGACTTAGATGATGGACTTGAAAAAGTAATGGCACTTCAGCCCCGCAAGTTTGACTGGAAAGAAGGCAAGGGCGCTGGAACTAAAGATGCTTGTGGTTTTATTGCTCAAGAGTTTGAAACTGTCTTCCCTAACATGATTGAGGAATGGAAAGACCCAGTTCCAGAAGGTGAAGAACCTTACAAGGCGGTCAATGCCAACTTGATTCCAACCTTGGTCAAAGCAATTCAAGAGCAGCAAGCCCTCATCACAGCCCTGACAACCCGCATCACCGCCCTTGAGGCAGCATGAATCAAATAGACGCCACAGACGCCAAGCTAGCCACGCATGAGGAAGTCTGTGCCCTGCGCTACGAGGCCATCCAGAAGTCATTTGAGTCAGGCAGCAAGCGCATGAGTCGCATTGAGTACATCCTTTATGCGCTGATTGCGGTCACGCTGCTTGGCCCAGGCTTTGCCGCCGAGATGCTGAAGAAAATCCTGATGTAATCATGGACGCGCTGCCGCCACCACCACCGGCAGCGCAAGCACCGGCTCCGGTCTTTGAGTGCGTGCGGTGGGGCTGGTCATCTGACCGGCTGCTGGTCTGGTGTCTGAAGTGGCGGGAAAAAGGCAAGCCAGAGCCTAAGAAGGTAGCGGAGGCCGAAAATTATTGATCCACTCACGGCCCTTGCAGGCATACAGGCAGCAGTCGCGCTGATCAAGAAGGTCAGCAAGACTGTTGACGATGTATCGTCTCTTGGCCCTGTGCTGGGCAAGTACTTTGACGCCAAGTCCACGGCCTCCAAGGCTGTTGTCCAAGCCAAGAAGTCGAAGTCCAGCATGGGCACGGCCATCCAGATTGAGATGGCGCTCGACCAAGCCAAGCGGTTTGAGGACGAGCTTCAATTGCTGTTCATGCAGTCAGGCAAGATTGATGTCTGGAACAAGATCAAGTCCAGAGCAGCGGCACTGGATGTGGAGTCTGCCCATGATGCACGGCGTGAGCGTGAGGCTGCTGAAAAGCGCAAGAAAGAGATCGATGAGGTCATTGAGATCGTGCTGGTGACGCTTGTCCTGCTGTCGATTCTTGGGGTCATTGGTTATTTTGTGTTTGGCATCCTTGAGCAGCAAAAATGAGTGATGAACGCCTTGCCTTGGTTGACAAAATATTTGCATTTTGTACATCTCCGTTTCGCCTGTTTGCTCTTGTACTGATGGCCGTGCTCACCTTTGCAGGGTACTTTGTATACACAAACCAAGACCTGCTGATCGGCGCCTACAAGGAGTCCAAGAAGATTCCCACGATTGCAGAGGACAGGGTGGAGGACGCTGCTGCCCACCTGTTCAAGCAATCTGGTGCGCTGGTGGTGGCGGTGTTCAAGGTCAACAGCATGTTTGGCACTCGCATCCTGTACCGCGCATACGGGAAGAACGGCAGAGACAAAACGAATGATGGGCTGGATGTGGGCCTGTTTACCCAAAACGCAGCCAACAACGCTGATGTGGTCAAGCTGATGGCAAACGAGATTCCATGCAGCGAATACAAATCTGCCCAGAGCGAAATGGGGCTTTGGTATATTGCCAAGGGTGTGGCCTACACATGCCGCATCAGCGTGCCACCGGAGCCTGGTCGTTTTGTCGGACAGATCACAGTCGGATGGGCAGCAGAGCCAGAAGACATGGACAGCGCCCGTGCAATGCTGCAAATTGCCGCAACAATGCTTTCAAGGAGTAAACAGTAATGTTCCCATTAACAGCCCTACTTGAAGTCGGCGGCAAGCTGATTGACAAACTCATTCCTGATCCAGAGGCCAAGGCACGAGCGCAAGCTGAACTGATCAAGATGCAACAAGACGGCGAGTTGGCCAAGATGGCCAATGACACCAAGATGTTTGAAGTTGAGCAGACCAACACCACTAACCGCTGGACGGCTGACATGGCCTCCGACTCTTGGCTTTCAAAGAACATCAGGCCGATGGCGCTGATTGCCATTTTTGTGGCGTTCTTTTTGTTCACCATGATGTCGGCCTTTGGATACAACGCACAAGAGAGCTATGTAAATCTGCTGGGCCAGTGGGGCCAGATTATTTTCCTCGCCTATTTTGGGGGTCGCACTGTTGAGAAGTTGGCCGACATGAGGGCCAAGAAATGAAATACAAAATTAGGGCTTGTCGCACTTGCATAAAATTATTTCAGCCAACAACCTCACGAGAAGCATGGTGCAGTAATGATTGCAGATTTATTTCTCACATTGACAAAAAAGTTAACGCAAACAATTGCTGGAATTGGGACGGAGCAATTTTTAAGGGGTCTGGATACGGCCAATTCGGGTCGGTCAAAACTGGTGTTTTTTTGGCGCACAGGTATGCTTACCAACTTTTTACGGGGCAAATACCTGAAGGGCTGTTTGTCTGCCATTCTTGCGATAACAGAAAATGTTTTAACCCAAGTCATCTTTGGCTGGGAACGGCAAAAGACAACGCACAGGATATGGCTAAAAAAGGCCGATCTAATTTAGGTAAAAAATACCCTCAAGCTACTGGTGAAAATCATTGGCGCAGGAGAGCTAAGACCGAATTGCTATCCAAAGGATTGAAATGAAAGAAAACTTTGACTCCGCACTGGCTGCTGTCCTCCACCACGAGGGCGGCTTTGTAAACCATCCATCTGACCCTGGTGGCATGACCAACCTCGGCGTGACCAAGAAGGTCTGGGAGGAGTGGGTCGGGCATGAGGTGGATGAAAAAACCATGCGTGGCCTGACCCCCGAGACTGTTGGCCCGATGTACAAATCCAAGTATTGGGACAAGGTCAAGGGCGATGAGCTACCGGCTGGCGTGGACTATGTGGTGTTTGATGCGGCGGTGAACAGCGGCCCAGGCCGTGCTGCCAAGTGGCTGCAAGCGTGCGTGGGTGTTGATCCTGACGGCGGCATCGGCCCAAAGACTTTGCAGGCTGTGGCGGCATTTCAGGGTGATCTGGTTGATGACTATGGCAAGCGCAGACTGTCATTCCTGATGGATCTGCCGCACTGGCCAACCTTTGGCAAGGGCTGGGGCCGCAGGGTTGCTGAAGTTGGCAAAGTAGGCGCAGACATGGCATAAGGTGAAATAATCACCTCATGGCCAATGTCAAGCAGCAATTAGATGTCCCATCAATACCCTCTTTGGGCTTTGCGCCCCAAGCGTATGAGCGCCGCTATTTTGCTGAAATCAACGGCTCGCTGAACGGCTACTTTCGCAAACTCATCAGCACCTTGGGCGCATTGTTTGGCCCACAGGGCGGCAAGTTCATTAACAACCCGCATGGGGCGTTTCAGGACTCAACCGACCAGACGGCGGCTAACACCACCACGGCCTATGCCGTCACATTCAACACGACAGACTTCAGCAATGGCGTGACAATAGCCAGCAGCAGCCGAATCACAGTGGCCGACAGCGGCATCTGGAACTTGCAGTTTTCCATTCAGTTTACAAATACGACAAATGCCTCGCAGGATGTGGATGTCTGGTTTCGGATCAATGGCACAAATGTGGCCAATTCAAACAGTCGATTTGGCTTTGCACCACGAAAGGGTGCTGGAGATCCGTATCACATTGTTGCAGCCTTAAATTACTTTGTGAGCCTGAATGCGACTGACTATGTGGAGATCATGTGGAGGCCAACCGACATCGGTGTTCAAATTGAGCAGTACGCTGCCGGAACAAGCCCCACACGACCAGCAGTGCCATCGGCCATCGTTACGATGAGCTTTGTCTCTAACCTACCGACAATATAGCCATGTACATCCCAATAAAAATTCCACCAGGTGTTTACAGAAACGGCACGGAGTACCAAGCCGCTGGGCGGTGGCACGATGCCAGCCTTGTGCGCTGGTACGAGAACACGCTGCGGCCTGTGCTAGGTTGGCGCACCCGTTCAGCCAGCGCCGTGACGGGTTCGTGCCGAGGCATGATCACTTGGCGCAACAACAGCAACAGCCGATTCATTGGGCTTGGCACGCACTCCAAGCTGTTTGCGATGAACGAAGCGGGAACACTCAAGGACATCACGCCAACAAGTTTCACTACTGGATACGCCAGCGCACAGATCGCGGTTGGCTACGGCTACGGCACTTATGGCAACTTTGCCTATGGCGTGGCAAGGCCAGATACCGGCTCAATCATTCCGGCCACCACATGGAGCTTGGACACTTGGGGCGAGTATCTGGTGGCTTGCAGCAATGCTGACGGCAAGATCTACGAGTGGCAATTGGGCTTTGCAACGCCAACCTTGGCGGCGGTAGTTACCAACGCGCCAGTGAGCAACAAGGCCATTCTTGTGACAGCCGAGCGCATCCTGTTTGCCCTTGGCGCTGGCGGCAATCCAAGAAAAGTGCAGTGGTGCGATCAGGAGGACAATACTGTCTGGACGCCACTGTCCACAAACCAAGCCGGCGACTATGAACTCACCACACCTGGCAGTCTCATGGCCGGCAAGCGCGTCAAGGGTGTCAACCTGCTGTTTACGGATGTGGATGTCCACACTGCCAACTACATCGGCGCACCATTCATCTACGGGTTTGAGAAGGCCGGCTCTGGCTGCGGCCTGATCTCGGCTCAGTCGGTGGCGGCCATCGACACGGCGGCTATCTGGATGTCTAGCAATGGCTTTTGGATTTATGACGGCTATGTCAAGCCGCTGCCCTGTGATGTGTCTGACTACATTTTCACGAACATCAACTACGGCCAGAAGTCCAAGGTCTATGCCGTACACAATTCTGAGTTTGGCGAGATCTGGTGGTTCTATCCAAGCAGCGGCAGCAACGAGAATGACAGCTATGTCACCTACAACTACCGCGAAAATCACTGGTCTATCGGCACACTGGCACGCACTGCCGGTGTGGATGCCGGAGTCTTTACCTACCCCCTGATGGTCAACCCATCGGGCTTGGTGTACGAGCATGAGGTGGGCTACAACTACGATGGTGGCACTCTGTTTGCCGAGTCTGGGCCGGTGCAGATTGGCAACGGCGACAACATTATGAAGGTGCGCGAGGTTGTGCCGGATGAGCAGAGTTTGGGCGAGGCTGTTGTGTCGTTTAAAACAAGGCTTTACCCAACAGGCACGCAATCAACATTCGGGCCATTTTCAGCGGCCAACCCGACATCGGTCAGGTTTAGCGGCCGGCAGGTCAATATGCGGGTGACGGGTGCTGTGCTGGCTGATTGGCGGGTGGGGATCTTCAGGCTTGATGCGGTGGCCGGCGGCAAGCGGTGAGCGATTCTGAGCATTTGAAGAGACTGCGCCACCATGTTGAGGCTGCTTTAGAATACTCTGGAGGCACACACAATTTTGACGATGTTGCCGAGATGGTGGGGGATCACAGATTGCAGTTGTGGCCAGCCTCAAACTCGGTGGTATTGACAGAGATCATTGTCTACCCGCGACTCAAGAACT